GACCCCCTCGCCTATACATTGATATTACTCGATGTCCTAATCTCAAGCAGGAATTGGACATCTACCGCTGGAAAGAGCCCCGGGATATGGACTTTGACGATATGGGGTACAGGGAAGAGCCGGTAAAGAAGAAGGATGACGCTGTAGATTCGCTACGATATGGCACAGTATTCTTTAAAAAGTTCCTCAAGGGCTATAAGGGCAGCGATATCCGGCAGGAGCTGCGGGACAGGCACCGCCAGGAGCGGGCCGATAAACTAAAGTTTTACAGAAAGAACCCGGGCACGAAAAAACGTATTAATCTCCGTCAGACTTATAAAAAATTACACCTTAATCACCCCAAATACAAGTCTCTACTATATAAATAGTTTTCGTTTTTTTTGTTTTTATTACACTAATCCTTGCAATTTAACGTCTAATCCTATTATAATGTAGTATATCATTTTTGAGATATCAAAAGTGATATCATTTTTAAATGGCAAGGATTGACAAAAAACTTTCCGAAGACAAGCTCAAAGAGATAGAGAGCTTTCTACAGACCCGCTTTAACGCACTTGAAGACCTCCGATCTGAGATAGATTCAGATATGGAAGAGGAGGTCAAGTTCTACGACGGCGAGGACCCGGAGATTGATAAGCGTGAGGAGTGGGAAGAGAAGGTCAAGGTCCCTTATATCTGGACCCTGGCGCAGCGGGCAATCACCCGTATCTTTAAATCCTTATTTCCTACTAAAAATTACGTCAAGGTCTTTGTCGAAAAAAAAGAGTTCAAAGAAATACGGCGCGAGCTTGAACAGTTCCTGCAGGACCTTCTTGACCGGATGCGTTTCAGCGCCCGGTCCAGGGATTTTATAGAAGATGGAATTAAAAAACGCACGGCTTGGCTGCAGTTGCGGCCGGTGCCTATTTCCCGAAATGATCCTGATGGAAATAAAGTCGAGGGCTATGAAACAGAGTTCGATATTCTCGACTTTTACAATGTCTGGTTTGACACGAAAGCAGAGAGCGTTCACGATACTGACTTTTTTATCAGAAAAGTCAAAAAACTGTGGGAGATAAAAACACGCCCAGACGTTTACTTCAACCTCGAGAACGTCAGCGCCAGGCCATCCCAGGACGAGCCTGACGACGAAGAGAGAGAAGAGTACGAGGCAAAGCATTCAAGTAAAGACATCGAGGGATACGACACCCAACCATCTTATAGCCTCAATCAGCAGTCATTTAAGTCGACAGACGAGGTTGAGATCTATGAGTGGTATGGCCTGTATGACCTGGGCGACACCGACCCCACCGATGGCGAGTGGAAAAGCGACTTCAAAGAGGTTATCTGTACGTTAGCCAACAAAACTACTCTTATAAGAGTTGAGACAAACGACATAACGACTCGCCGCAAGCACCTTTTCTTCCCCATTCGCCCTCTCCGCCAATCTAAGTCACTTATCGGAAAATCATTACCCCAGCTCATTAAGAACTCACAACACGAATTAAACGTTATACGCAGTAATCAGCTTGACAACTTCCTTACCCAGATAAAACTTCTATTTAAATACAGAAAAGACGGCTCTATTGATATGGATGAGCTGTTTGCAGGAGCAGGCAATGGCATCGGGTTCGAGGATAGTCCTACTGATGTTGATATCTTTCCTGTTCCCAATATGGTGTCTGCGGCAGCTGGTATGGCTGCTCAAACGATGGCTGATATGCAGGCTGTTGCGGCTACACCCGATGCATTACTGGGAAATTCTGCGGGCCGCGGAACGCCTGAAACGGCTACAGGGATAAATGCAGCCGTATCTAACGCCCAGGCAAACATTTCGATGATGGTCGAGAATGTCTATGACGATGTCCTCGATTTTATAAATTACCTTATGATCCTTGAGCTCGACTACAACGGCCCGATGGTCGCTCTGCAGTACCCCAAACTTTATGAGTTTGTCAGGCTGCCGGCAGAGCAACTTGAAAAGAGTTATGTTATCGACATAACGTTAAAAGACCTGTCACAGCGCCGTGACCTCGAGCAGAAACAATGGGTCAATTTCTTCAATATAATTGCACCGTTCCTCCAGCAGGCTGGCGGCAATATGCCGATGCTTATGAAGCAGCTTATGGAAGAGTTTGATATGCGCAATATTGATGAGATATTAGAACCTGAGAACCCCGAGCAATTTATTGCAAAATTGCAGGCTAACCCTCAACTTATGCAAGTGGTTATGCAGGCAATCGCTCAGGCCAATCAAGAAGGAGCCCCCGGTGAAGAAACAAGCCCAGCCCCCGCTACACCCGCAGGAGCTTAGTCAAGATGCACTTGCGGTCAGAGAACTACAAAGCACAAAAGGCTGGGAAATTCTCGAGGAGTTTTTAAGTAAAGAGATAGAGCGTTGCGGCAATATCTCTTCTGTAAGGACCTTGGACTATGAGTATGACGATAAAGGCAAAGTTAGAAAGACTTCTGCCAGGTCGCTTGAGAGCATAGCGACTGACGTTGTAGCTCGCCAGGCAAGAAAGGAACAGATTTACAGGATTAAAAATTATTTAAAACGTCTCGCCAAAGAGACAAAGGAGAAAGCAGATGGCAGAAAGAGAAGAAATGACGATGGAGGATGAGCTCATTGATGAGCAAATCGCTGCTGATGAAGAGCTCGGTACCGGTGAAGACGAAGTAGCCGATGTTGAAGAAACCATAGCAGAGGAGCCCGAGACCGTCGAGGCTGTCGAATCTGCTGTCATACTTAAAGTCGACGATGTTCCAGAGCTCACTGAGCTTGTGGCCGGCGACCAGGTAACGATGGTTATCGATTCCGTCAATGAAGACGGGACCATCGGCCTGTCAGTAATGTCAACTGCCCCAGCCGAAGGTGCCAGCGAAATGGCCCTTGAAGGCGGCGAAGAGCTTGGCGGCCGCGAGGAAGTCGCTGCAGCTCTGCAGGGATAATAATACAGGAGCGAAACTATGAGTTATGACAACGAACAGAACGTGGATAATAACGAAGACTTTGATGCGATGCTTGGACTGAGAGATCGTCCTGGGGATTCCGAGCCCGGCAACGGGACCGGTCGCCAAGAGGACGGTCAGCCAGACCCCAACGCAGAGATCAAAGCTCTTAAGGAACAGCTTGCCCAGCGCGACGCCAAGATAACTGAAATGTCTGGCGATCTCGACAAGCTCCGACCTGCGGCCCAGACAGTGGAAAAAATGCAGCAGGCATTTCTCGGAGATGAAGACGCCCAGCGTGCCCAGGTAGCTAAAGAAGAGTTGACCCGTTCTTTCGATGAAGACCCCGCCGGAACTTTAGACCGCATCCTGGCCGACCGTGACCAGCGCCTTATGGCCGCGCTTGAGAAAAAAGAGCGCACTCGTGATGTCAAAGACATTATGAGAGAGGTTGAGCAGGAGTGGGACGTGGACTGGAAAAACAGCGGGAAAAAAATAAAGGAGACACTTAACAACTTCTCTCCTGATTACAAGGAAAGCGATTTGAAAGGTGCCCTTATTGCAGCCATTGAATTAAACAAGGCTGGAAAAAAACGGAAGACCCTGCCCCATATGGAAGGGTCCTCACTCTCACCCGAGCAGCAGGAAAAAAGACGCCTCGACTACGAAACAGAAGTCAAAAAGCGTATCCTCAAACACAAGGATAGTGCTGATCCTCTGCGCGGTTTTTTTAACGAGGCGCAATCTCGAAAATAAAAAACTAGGAAATTACTATGGCAACAGGACAAGGCGTAGTCGGATATTATAAAGACGGGAGCCAGGTCATCCCAACCGACCGAATAGACCTCCACATCGATGACATCATCGATTACCTGAACGTTGACAAATCCCTTCTTCTCCACCTGATGAGCAAAATCGGGAAAGAGTCCGTCACCGAAATGGAACACAAGTGGTGGACCCAGGAGAGGAAAAAAGATATCGTTTCCATCTCTGCCTCTGGCGGAAACTGGAACGCCGGCGCAGCTGATGACGGGACTTTGACCGTCGCTGCCGGAGATGCCTTCCTCTTTTCCGAGGGTGACATCTTCCAGATCCCCTCTGTAGACCGTAACATTATGGTCTACGTCGTCAGTGTCTCCGGGACTACTGTAACCGCCAAAACGGTTGACCAGGCCACCCCCGACACTATCGACCTTTCTTCCGGTGCCCCCTGGGACGCCTTCCTCGTCGGTAACTCTTTCGAGTCTGGCGGGAACCGCGGTACCATCAAGTGGGAATCCCCCACCCAGGTCACCAACTATGTGCAGATCACCCAGACTCCCCTCGGCATAACCACCACCGCCAAGAACATCAAGTATCGCGGCGTCGATGAGTGGACCAAGCTGCAGTTCGAGACCGGGGTTGACCACGCCTTTAAGATGGAGAAAAACCTCTTCTACGGCCAGAAACACTACCTCGATACCGGCTACCAGGACGGTGTCTACGAGCAGTGGTTTATGGGCGGCCTGTCTGACGATGCCATCGGTATCCAGACAAACGTCGAAGACCTCTCCGCCGGCGCACTGACCAGGACCGCCTTTAACACCTGGGTCATCGCCTCCACCCAGTACGCCAAGAGCCCGGTCATCTTCGCCGGCGAGCGCATCTACGAAGCGCTGACTGCCTGGGCAGAGACCAAGCTCGAATTGACCCGGAACGAGAAGACCTACGGGATGGCTGTCACGAACTGGCAGACCCCCTACGGCACCAACGTCGTAGTCATCCCCCACAGGGAACTGCTGACCGGCACCGACCACACCGGCGAGGCTTTCTGCCTCGATATGGCCGACCTGAAGTATCGGTACCTTCAGGGGCTTGACACCCACGTC